TGAAAAGCTTCCTCGAAGGGCAGTAATCGTTTCCTGGGCCTCTAGCTCATGCCTGGTTAGAGCAGCGGACTCATAATCCGTTGGTGCCGAGTTCGACTCTCGGGGGGCCTACCAAGAAAATCCTGAGAAATCAGGTACCTACAGCCGCCAGCAATGGCGGCTGTTTCGTTTCTGGCGTCCAGTTTGACGTAATCTTGACGTTCTCGGCGTGGTGGGCAAGGTGCGTCGGGGCGAGGTGGGCATACTTCTGAACCATCTCGATTCGTTCCCAGCCACCCAATTCCTTCAGCACCATAAGCGGGGTCCCGGCTTGCACATGCCACGACGCCCAGGTATGCCGGAAATCGTGGAATCGAAAATCTACGATCCCGACTGCCTTGCACGCGGCGGAGAGAATCGCCGCGTCAATCTGGCTGATCTGGGCCGGTTCCCGATCGGCCCTAGCGCGCCTAGTAAAAACCAACGTCGGGTGTATGCCGAGCCGACGTTGCAATACTCCGGCAGCATCGGAATTTAGAGGTACTGCGCGTGCGCGCTTATTTTTTGCCCGTCCATGGGTGATCCAGGCGTGGCGCTTCTCCAGGTCCACCTGGGCCCAGGTAAGGGATAAAACCTCAGAAGCGCGCATGCCCGTAGCTACGGCGAATAAGCTGACCTCCTGCATCCATTGAGTGGACATCGCTTGAATGATCTTGACGATCAATGGCGATGGTTCCCAGCGCACCCGCACGTCTGGCTCTTCAAATTTCGTCAGTTTGGGCGCTCTGCTGAGCCAGCCCCATTCGACGCAGAGTGAAAGTACGCGCCGCATCGTCGCGAGGTAGCGATTCTTTGCGCCGGCACTCAGGGGCTTCGGCTTCCGATGCTTGTGAGTGCTGTGCGTTGGAAGCTTCGCGAGAATGGTTCCGCTTGTTAAAGAACTGACCGCTGTGCCGCCGCCGAGGGCGGCGCGCCAATACTTGATGTGGCGCACCTTTGCGTCATAGTCGCGTTGTCCCTCGGACAGTTTTAGCGTTTGCAGCGCCGCTTCGTCCAGAGAGTGATTGGGCTCTTCACCCAGCTTGGCCTTGCGCCATGCGTCCGACTTCAGCCGGTCGTGGTACTCCTGTGCCGCCTTTTTGTCGGTTGTGCCAGCAGTACATCTAATTCTCGGGATGCCTGGCGTGCAGATGTCGATCTGCCAAACGCCGGACTCTTTATCTCTGCGGATTGACATGTGGGTTCTCCGTCGACCAGCAGCGATAGCCGGGTCACATTTGAGCTTTTTTCGGTCAGCAGGGCAAGCTGGGATGGCCAAACCCGCCACACTCGAGATCCGGGAAGGCGAAATCCGATGCGCTTTCGATAGGCAAACACCGTGCTGTAGGACAGTTTCAAACGCGCAGCTGCTTCCTGGAGCGTAAGGGCGGTTTCTTCGTCGCTACTGGCCATCTACTGATCCTCCGCCTCACGGCCGATCAGGACGCAGAACTCCACGACCCAGACCCAGGGGTTGGCGTCCCAGGCCCCAGCCCCGTTGATTTCCTGCCATAGGTCGCGGAACGCGCCGACGTGGTTTAGAACGCCGCCGCCAGGGCTTCGATCCAGGATCCCGCTTTCCCTGGCGACCCTCGCCGTCCACACACCCTCGGCCATGGCGTCCGCTTGGCTAATGCCATGCAATCGCTCCAGACGCACGGCTGCGACTTCCAACACCAGGCGGCAGGCGGGGCGAGGCATGTGGATGCTTGGCCGCCATTCGCGGTACCTGCCTTCTGGCGACAGTTCGCCGTCGGGCCCGTGCGGGTCATCCAGGTAGTCGGCACGGTAGAAAACGGGCGTATGGTCTTGGTACGGACCGAAGGGATGGTTGGCGTGCTGCCATGTCTCGCGCACCCAGAGACGATCGCCGGGCTGGCCGTAGGGGCAGGCACGGTCGATCACATGCTGCGGCTCATGCTCCAAAACGAGGGCGCCTGCATCGTAGATGTTGCCCAAGTCGGGGTGCTTGACCGGCTTGGCTATCCGCCGCGTCTGCGTCTTTGTGCCAGCCAACAGCGCGCGCACCATCGGCGCGCTGAACAAAATAGGGCGCTCTTTGGCTTCAACCATGGAGATCCTCACTTTGAATGCGCCCCTTGTGCTCCACTGCGTAAATGCAGTCCATGAGGCCGTCCACCAGCTGGCGCATGATATCGACAGACAGTGAAGCGTCAATTGAGCTTCCGTTTACGCGATGGCCTACGGTGATGGAGAGGCGGGCCTTGTTCCCGCTCTGATCGTCGTGGCGCAGATGCAACGCGCCGACAGTTCCCACGGCTGCCCTGAAAGGCAGCGTGACGCTGATCGGGTTACGCATGTCTGCCTCCATCCGTGCGGGGGTGCTGGGTTTTCATGCAATCTCCAATTCGTATTGGTGGTGGAGCGATGCGGCATGCTGAATACGCGCACGGGCGATCCCGATGTAATCCGCCTGCATCTCGCAGCCGATAAAGCTAAAGCCCTCTTGAACGGCCGCCTTCCCGGTGCTGCCGCTGCCCATGAACGGGTCCAGTACCACGCCTCCGGGCGGCGTTACCAACCGGCACAGGTACCGCATTAGGTCTGTGGGCTTGACGGTCGGGTGGGGGTTCTTCACCGGCTCGGGTTCCCAGCCGTCGCACCGAGTGATGTGCTGCCCGCTGGTGTCGCTGGTCATGCCGCCGACGCGATCCGGCAGCGCATCCAGGCCTTCGTTACGGTCTGCGCGGCTTGCCTTGGCGCAATAGAAAAAGCGTGCTGCGTTGGTGTCTGCCTCCACCCGCGCTATATGAATGTGAGGGGGAGCCATATCGCCAAAGCGGCCGGATGACAAGCGCGGGCGGCCCGTTTCCTTGAGGTCACCTTGCTGGCCCTTTGCGTCCGGGAATGCGCGTCTGACTTCATCGCTGCCGTCATGGATGACGTTGGCGGGCCAGCGCCCAGCAGCATCGCCGCCGCGCGGGCCAGGCGTGGGCGCGAAGTTGGTGGCCCCTGCGTCGGTGTAGCGTCGCTCGGCGCTGGCCTCGCCGGATCGGCCACGCGGCACCATCGGGTCGTTCCGGCATGGGATGCCGCCGGCACCCGCGCGCAGTACCTCGTTGGTCGAGATCCTGCAGGCCTCGATGTTCAGCGCACCCGTGCCGTAGGCCAGGACGTTGGCGGCGACGGTGCTGGCCAGCGGCTTGCGCGCCACGCAGATCGGTTCGTGGGCCGGCTTGAGCGCAGTGCCCCAGCCCTTCCAGGCTCCGTCGAGGTTGTGCGACTTGGGAAAGCCTGATCCGTACAGCCACATTATCTGGTCGCGCAGCTCGAAGCCGGCTTCCTCGACCCCGCAAGCCATGCGGTGATAGGTGCGCGCCGATGCGAACACCAACATGTGCCCGCCCGGCTTGAGCACGCGCATGGCTTCCCGGCACCATGCCGCCGTCCATTCCTGGAATGCTCGCATGGCATCCGGCGACAAGTCATACTTGCCCGCCTCTGCCGCAACAGACTTATGGCCCCCCAATTCGCTGGCTACTGGATCATGCGATTGTGCGGCCCTCCGCGCGGCGGCTCGGCGCTCAATGTCGGCGCCATCCCACGCCTGGCCCATAAACCGGATACCGTATGGCGGGTCGGTGACAATGGCGTCGATGCTGGCGCTTTCCATGCCGCGCATGACGTCGATGCAGTCGCCGCAGTACAGCGTCGCGGTACCGATGCGCTCAACCTGCATCGCTCTCTCCTTGCTTCTGCGCGGCTATGCCGGCGTTGTTCTGGTCGGTCATGCAGCTTTCCTCAGAAGCAGTTCGTGCGGGGCGTTGGCCTGGATCAACGCGACGGCAGGCGGTGGGCTGACGCTGTTGCCGACCATGTGCACCTGCTGCGATTTGGTGAACACGCGACCATCATGGCCATGGGTGATGATGTAGCCCTTCGGGAACCCCTGGAGGTCATACAGTTCAGAAGGGGTAAGCATGCGCAGGCGGATGTCCACGATCACGTAAGGCGTGCCCTGGATGTGGACAGTGACCAACGCCAAGCGGTCCCGGGTAGTCAGAGTGCTGGCCGGCTCGCGCAGGTCGCCCCATTGGCCGCCCTCGCCGTAGTACCGCATGAGGAAAGCTGCCACGCGCAGGGCTCCTTCTGCATTCTCGGGCTTCAGGTCGTACTCGACCAGACCGTACCTCGCGGCGCCAGCGAGGATCGTTTGCGCGGGTTCGCGCGGATCGGAGCCCGTCACGTTCTGGCTCATGGCCGTCAGGTGCGCGGCAACGAGGCCATGATGCTGGCCGCGTGCCGCGATGCCTGCTACCGGCTCGCTGGCATCGGTGCCGGTGCTGTGCCGGCGCAGCGTCGTCAGATGCGCCGTGATGAGCTGCTGCTGGCTGCCGCTGTTCGTGATGGTCGACGCGGCGCGTCGCAGATCATGCGCGGGGGTGGTGTTGTAGCCGCCGTTGGCTTGCACCATGAAACCCGAGGCCAAGGCGTGCTTGATGCCGCCCGCTGTGACGGTACCCAACGGCCCCTGCAGATCCAGCGCTCGGGGCGCTTGCCCTTCGCGCTCGCCATAGCCGGCTTGAATCAGCACCGGAGCGGAGAGCATGAACTCGCCTCGATGTGCGGCGGTGATAGTCTTGGCCGGCTCGCCAAGGTCGTAAACGCGGTCAGCGCCGTGATGGGTTGCCGGGACCAGCGCAGGTGCCACCGCAGCATGCGCGCCGCCACGGGGGCTTGCCGTGATGGTGCTGATTGGCTGCTGCACGGAGTGCGATCCGTCGCGGCTCCAGTTGGCGATGGGCACGATGAATGGGGTGGCGCTGTCCAGGACGTACCGCTGCATGCCGCGTGCGATTCGGCGCATAGTGGCGTCGGCCAACGGCCTCTTGCGGCCGAAGATTGTCTTGCCCTCGATACCCCAGTCAATTCCATCGGCAGCGGGGCGCCAGCCGCGCTGGCCCTTGCCCGGTTTCTTGTAGTGCGTGGCGTTCGGCCAGACGATCGGCAGCCCATCCCGGCGTGCCATCATAAAAAGGCGCGTGCGCGTCGTGCCTGCGCCGTAGTCGGCCGCATTCAGCTCTCGCGATTCCACGACGTAGCCAAGGCCGCGCAGGATCGCTACTAGGCGGTGCCAATGCTTGCCTTGCTGCTTGGAGTCGGGAACGAGATACTGCTCCTCCACGGGCACGCGCTCGCCCGGAGCTGCAACGGTACCGTCCAGCTTGACGACGCGGCCGGTAGCCGGATCGCGCTTGGCGATCAGACGGCCCCATTTCAGAATCTGGACGACGTTCTCGAGGCTGATGATGTCTGGTTTGACGGTGCCTGCCCACCGTACCGTCACCCACGCAAGCGCGCGGATGTTCTTACGGCGCGGCTGACCGCCCTTGGCCTGGCTGTGGTCGGTGCAATCGGGTGAAAGATGCAGCCAACCCACCTCCAACCCGCCAGTGGCCTGACGCGGGCAAACCTCCCATACGTCCGCGATGTAGTGCCGCGCCTGCGGATGGTTCACTTCGTGCATGCTCAGGGCGTCGGGGTTGTGGTTGATCGCGATGTGCACGTGCTGACCGGTGGCCTGCTCGTAGGCGCTCGACCAGCCGCCGCCTCCGGCGAATATGTCCACGACAATCTTGGCGCTAAGGCCGAGGACAAACTGTGGCGTCAGCATGTTGAGTCCTTTCTTACGGGAGCCAAAGCCTGGGCGCGTAGCGCTTTCATCGCCTCGTAGAGCAACAAAGACGGCGTGTCGTGCTTACCGTGCTTCGAAATCCAATTCTCGATGCGGCGAGCAACGTCCGCGGGTGACCCGTAGGGTTCGCGGTTCGTAGCCGGCTGGGCCTGTCCCGTTTGAAATGGGGTGTCGCGTTGACCGAAGAGGCCGTTAAGCATCGTTTCGTGCATCTGCTCAGTTGTGCAGGTGCTGCAAAGGCCGGGGCCGCCGCATTTCGCGACGCCGCCATCCGGGCGCGGCTTCACCCACCCGTGGGAGGTATCGCTGGTCATGGTTGTGTCCTCAGGCGCGGACTAGCCTTCACGGCGGCAACGTAGGCGTGCTCCGCAGCGCACAGTGTTTCTAGATCCAGCAGACCAAGAATGGTGTCGATGACGCTGCCCGCGTGTGCGAGCACATGCCGGGCGTCCTCGCCGAGAGGAGCTGGGGCCTGGTAGGGGTCAAGAACTGCTGCCGCTTGGTTCAGGACAGCCAGCTCTTCGACGAAGCGGCGATCACCTTGAATTGCCAAGCCGATCACATTCAACGTGTCGGCCAGGTCATCTCGGGCGGCGCTGGTGGGCGCACTGAAAAGCCGGGCCAACGCCAGGTGCATGTCCAGGCTGATGCGATCGCAGCTCCGGCCCATCATGGGCGTGCGTGCTTGCCAGCGGACGGACCGCTTACCGTTTCGGGCTTTACGATGACGATTGCTCATGCGAGCCTCCCGTCGGTGTCGACGCTCAGCACCCAGCGGAGAGCTGAGGCGTACTCGCCGTGGGCGGTCGTTAACGCGGCCTGGATCTGAGCACGGGATTTGATGCGCGGGCTGTTGCCCATGACGCGGGCCTGGCGCTGTGCGCGTTCGCGGGGTCTCGCGCCTTCCCCTGCGGCGATCAGTGCTGCGACCTTGTCTCGTTGATCTTGGGCCGGCAATTTGGACAGCGCTTTCGCGTGCGTCACGCTGATCTGTCCGCTTTCGACGGCATTCTGTACGGCTGCGGGGCAGTCCAGTAGCGCGAGGCTGCTACGGACGGTTGCGATGTTGCATCCAAACAGGAGCGCAAGATCGTCCTCTCCGTAGCCTCGCGCCAGGTTGTCGGCCATCTTCTTCGCGCGGCCGATCGGGGTGTCTGCTTGGCGGATCTCGTTTTCGCTGATCATGGCGCCCGCGACCTTGATAGCAGAGCCGCGACGGATTACGCCCGGAACGAGCAGAGGCTTTGCGCCTTCGGCCTCGAGGCGGCGATTGGCCTCCATCGTGTGCTTTACGCGCTGGCGACCTGCGACGACGAGCGTCTGGCCGAGTTCAGGGTCCTTCCATACGGATATTGGCTGGATGACGCCCTGATCCTTAATGTTCAAGACCATTGCCTCGTTCAGCGGCAGAAACACGCGCTCGTCGAACAGAGGGTGTTCACGGTCCGTGACCAAGACAAGATCCTCCGGCTTGAAGAAGAGGACGTTGCTTTTGCCGCTGGCGCCGTAGGCGTCGATGCTATTCTTTGCCATGGGATATCTACTCCGTGTGCGTCGCGTCTGTTACGCGCGGGCTTCGGGCTGTTGAGGGTTTGCCGTCGCCTGGTGGTAGGCGAACAGGACGTCGTAGGCCAGGGCCGCAGTGGTGTGGGCGCTGTTGTTGATGACGCGATCCGCTTGGATGGCGTCGACTTCCTGCTCCGATTGGTGATGGGCCGGCTGCGCGTCGGCGCTGGGGCGGCGCACGCGCCACACCTCGCCGTCGAGATTTCGGACAAGCGCGGCCTCGTTCAAGAACCGAACGTCAGTGATCGCGATGCGGCGATATCCCCCTCGGTGAAGTGCTTCAACACGCTCATGAGCACGCAGCAGCCAGTAGTCGGCCCCGCAAAAGCCGCGACGGTACTCGGTGCCCCAGAGGCGCATCGCGACCCTCGGGCTGACCGCCTTGTCATAGCTCCCGCCGAGTCCCAGGGACATCACCACGTCAACGAACGTAAGATCTGAACAGCGGCGCAGCGCGAGTTCGAGGGTGGGCGATTCTTTCAATGAGCGATCGGTGAAAAGCCGCAGATCGACCCCAAACGAAGCCGCCAATTCCGACCGCACCGCATCGGCAAACGCCAGACGCGCGAAACTGTGGGCACTGCCCAGGATGTCGGCGCACGTATCCTTGCCCGCGCCGGCGTGGCCGGCCAGGCCGACAAGAAAATAGGGGCCGCTGCGGCTTTTCATTACACGATGCTCCCGAAGATGGGCTTGATAGCCGTGCTGGTTTCGATCTGCGCGAGCATTTCTTCGACGGCGTGATCCACGACGCGGTCCGGGCGAACCAGGTCGAACCAAAGCGTCAGCCCGCCGCTGGTGTTGCGATAGCGGAGCTTGGCTTCCAGCGGGTACGAGTCGCCGCGCCAGAAAGGCGCAAGGCCCAGTCGGAAGCGGTCGAACGCTTGCATGCGGCTGACGGTGGCCGCGTCGTCGGTGTCGACGTGTTCAATCTGGACGCCGCCGGATTGCAAGCGAACTGCCGAGCGAATGCGCTTTTCGGACGAGGCTTCGAACGCCAGGGCCATCTGCAGCATTTCACCGCCGGAGGGGAAGCCCTTGCCGCCTTCAACGTCATTCCCCGCAAAGCAATGGATGTTGTCTTCGATGAAGGTGGCGAATTCCATCTGCGACATCTTCTGGCCGTTGGCGCCGATCCAGGTCTTCCACTCCGGACTGGAATCGGGAGACAAGATCGCCTTGAAGTCGCACCAGCCGGCGGGTGATGCGGATAGGTCGCCGTGCACGTGATCGTTCAGCACGGCCGTCACGACAAGGGGCGTATCTGCGCTCTTGGCATTGACGGCGGCGTACAACTGCGATTCGGGCTGCTTGTGCTGGTTCACGTACTGCACGAACGAATTCAGTGTCTTCAGCTTGACCGTGCCGGCCTTGCGAGAGGGGGTCGGTTGCAGCTTTTGGAGCGCCGAGTCGGTTTGTAGGGAGTAGCCTTCCGGCACTGCGAAGAGGCGACCGCTTCCCGTGTTCACAAGCTCAACGGGGTGCGGGGCAATGCGGGCGATGGTCTCGGCAAAATTGCCTTGATCGCCCTGGTGATTGGTGGGTGCGGGCATGTTTATTGGTCTCCAATAGCGCGCAGGTTGGTGAGGGTGCTGGCCGTGTTCGGCAGCGACTTGAGGTCGAGAGCTTGCTGGCGCGGATCGCTCGGCGCCAGGCGGCCCTCGGGGGTGGGGTACATCAGGGTCGTCAACGGGGCTTCCTCGGGCGCGGTCGCAGTGACCTTGTCGAGGATTTCCAGCGCGCCGGAGCGGCTGACCTTCTTCACGGTCAGCGCGAGAGTCAGCTTCCCGGCCTTGCCGGTGGCGTCTACGGCCTGAACCACTTTGGCGAGTTGTTCTTGGAAGTCGGCCAGCAGGTGGCCGCCCCGCAGGTGCCGAAGGGTGTCTTCGATCGAGTTGGTGGGCATGGCACTCCTATGGGTGGGTGGGAAAATCAGTCGGTGTCGCCAGCGGCGCGTGCGCGCCAGTCGTGCTTGGGCCGCAGATGGACGACGCGGCTTTGCGGCGGTGCTTCGGCGGAATTCAGGATTGAGATGCACAGGGCCCGGTTGCGCATGAGTACGTCGATGTCGCGAACTCGTCGGCCCAACTTCGCGACTGCGGCCAGCACCTGCTCTCGAGTGATTTCGCGGGCCATAGCGGGCCTCTTAGCGCTGAACAACCAGCAGCGGGGCGTCGGCGATCGCGTGGAGCAGGGCGTCGCCGTCGGGGTTCACGTAGAGGCAGGAGTACTGGCGGCTCAGCGGGTCTTGCATGAGCTGGCCGCGTGCGCCGCAGCTACGCGCAAGCATGCGGGTGCGCTTCTCGTCGTCCGCTTGGAGCAGACGGTGATCGTTGCGCGTGACAACTTGGGCCCAGCTGAAAAGGGCGGCGGTTGCGGCAATGGCCACTAGGCCGGTCAGTACGTAACGGATCGTGGTTTTCATTGCCTGTCCCGTGTGGTTTCGAGTGATGCCGGAGGTCTGTGCCAGTGGCAGTTCGAAAAGTATAGATTTTGTTTACTTTTAATGTCAACAAAATCTATACTGTTTGGGCGCGCTTAACGCAGGACTGGAGGATTGGCCAATAAAAAAGCCACCATTTGGTAGCTTCGGACAGCGTCGGAGAGGCGGATTAAGGTTTCGCGGTGGTCAGGGCTTCCGCCTTGCCGAAGTAGCGGAACCAGCAGTTGTGGCTGACGTTCCCTGGCTGCCGTTCGATGGTCACGTCGGTGATTGCATTGGCAGACTGTGCAAAAGCTCCTATCAGCAAATCATCTTGCACAGTTTCAACAGTGGGCTTGGGTTCGCCCGGGTAACGATGACAACGTATGGCTTTGACGACTCCAATGACTTGAGCGTCCGGTGGGGCCTTGTCGATGATCTGTACGGAGGCCTTGGCGGCCCTTAGGTCCACTACGCTTGATGGTGCGTTGCCTACTCGAACCGGCGCGTCGACTTCATCTTGCGGCACTGAGATACATCCGGTGAGCAGGGTAGCAGTGAGCAACGTGGCAGCCAAAACGCGCGACTTCATCTTAGGACGACTCCTTCGTACATAACTTCGCCCCTGGCACTGGACGACCAGGGTTCAACAAAGATTAGGGCGCCATTCGACGCCCATCTATGCTGCTTCACTTTTCCGAGGGTTGCGAGCTTCGATCAGAGACAGCATTGTCAGAACCGCCGCCTGAATTTCGCGCCTTTGTTCATCGCTTAGTGCGTCTACTCGCTCTCGAGCGACTTCGGGAAACGGCCATGCTGGAGCAACTGGCGTGAGCCCTGGCAGCGGCATGCGGCCCATATCTGCGATTTTCAGCATTTGCGTATAGCTAGGCTCGTGGCGGTCGTTTTCCCACGCAGACACATTTCCTTTGGTGACACCCAGGGCGTCTCCAAGCTGTGTCTGGTTCATTTTCGCCGCGGTGCGGCAGGCCTTTATCCACTCGCCAATCGTCATCAGCGGAGTGTAGAGAAAATCTAAACACGCCTGGTCTAGTTTTTCTTGACTTTCAAAGTCTAGAATTTCTATACTCGGTGCCATGCTACGACCTTTTGAACATCCGATTGATAAGGCCGCCCGAGTGATCGGGTCAGCTTCTGCCTTGGCGCGCCTCATTGGCGTGAGCAAAGGGGCGATCAGCCAATACAAGGAACCTGGCCGCAAGGTCCGAGCCGAGCACTGCCCAATCATTGAGCGAGAGACGCGGGCTCGAGGTGAAGAGGTGAGTTGCGAAACGCTTCGACCAGACGTGGACTGGTCGAGCTGCCACGCTGTTTTGCGAACAGAAAAGGGTCAAACCGCAGCGACCGCGGGAGGCTGTCATGCGTGAGCCTCGCCTATTAGTGAACCGTAGCCCCTTCGCAGCCCTCGGTTGCCCAGGTGGTTCGGTCTCTTTCAGCCCGCAGCTCATCAAAGATGTCCATCACTGCCCGTTCGCTCGGGCTGGTGAACCGGCGCGCGGCGATTTCCTGCGCATTGATCAGAAGCTGTTCGGTTTCGGTCAGGTGGTTGCTCATCGCGCTGCGTCTCCAGGTGGGGCGAGCACGAATCGTATGCGTCAGACGCACCCGCATCTACGAGAATCGCGCGCCATTTTCGGGAGAACTGTATGAGCGGTTGGTGGAATCCCAAGACGTGGTTTGGCCGCAGCCGGGTGGTTAAGAGCTTGTCTATCGACGATTCGGCTCGAGCGGAGCTTTATCGCGCGAAGGTTAGGAACGGAGAAGCTTCAGAAAGTCTGCGTTCGCGAGGTGCTGCTTTTCGAGCAGCCAATTTTCGGCGTCGGCGTGATCGTGCTCGATCGGAGGCGGTCCGGGCGGTTCTGGATGACCTCCGATCGTATGGGCCTATCTGGAAGCAGTTACGACGTCTTTCGCTGCTTGAATCGCGAAATCGGAGATCTCCGTGAAGGTCATGGCACGCAGGCGATCGCGGTCCAGGTCTAGGTTCAACACGACATCCACGGAAGCGGGTGTCGTCTCTGGAATGATGAGTTCGACTCGGGCTTGCACGTTGAAATCCATATCTGGCCTGTCCGTTACAGACAGGTGGGCAAGTGTTAAGTCCATGGTCAGCCTCTCCCAAAAGGGTTTCGTGTGTGGAAGCCGAAATCATATCCGGTTGGGGCTGGCCTCCCTATTTCCCGATTCGAGGGAGGTAGCGTGACCAAGCACTATTCCGAAACCCATTGGCGCGGGGCGATCTATACCGCCTTGCGGCAGTCACCGGATGGTGTCGCGGGCTTTTGTGCCTGGGCGGCTGAATTCCGCGACAGGCGCATCGCACCGAAGACCCTGTACAAGAAGCTCGACGGATCTGATCCGGGCGAGCGCTTGTCGGTGGACGACGCTGAATTGATCACTGAATACCTGCTGCGCATGTCGCCGAGTCAAGGCGGGGCGCGCAGTTGGATCATGGCCCTTGCCGCCCGTTTTGACCTTGCCGCCATTGAACTGGATGCGCCACCGCCTGGCGGTCGCTGGCCGTGTGACATCACCGCGATCGTGGAGAAGGGTTTCACGCTACAGGAACAAGGGGGCATCCTTTCCGGGCTGCTGGCTGGCGCATTGCGCGATCGCCGTATCACTAGCCGCGAGGCTGATGCCATCGAGGCCCAAGGCTATGCGGAAATCCGCATGATGCTGCGCTTGATCAGGAACGTGAGGCGTGTTGCCAATGAGGGGTCGACCCTCGGCACCTTGGGTGATGAAGAATGACCCAGGCAAGAACGAAGCGCGGTCGCCCTGCGGGCTCTGTTGGCCCGGTATCGATGCGGGTGCTCGACGCGCTTTCGAAGTCCCCCATGACGGCCGCTCAGGTTGCGTATGAACTCCAGCTAACCGTCATGGCGGCCAGGTACACCTGCAGTAGGTTGGAGGCGGCGGGCGCGATCCGGGTCAGCGGGCACGTACGAGTGGCAGCCGCTCACCGACTGGTTTCGATCTATGAGGTGGTGCAGCCCTCTGAGCCGTGTGCTTTGGCGACGGCTTGGTTTCGGTCCTCGGCCGTGGTGGTCGAATGACACGGGACCTATTCGGCCATGCGCCCGCCCAGGTGACCTATCGCCGTCCACGTGATGGCGTTGCGCCTGAAGAACGAATTGCCGCTCCTGACGTGTGGCAGCGAACGCCACGCGCCGAGGTCTTTCTTTTCGGGCAGGGACGCAGCTTCACGCGCGCCGATCTGCTGCGTTCCAGCGGCTTCTACGAGGCAGCGAAGGCCCATCCTGACCATGAAATCCTGGTGGTGTTCGATACCACCAGCTCCAGGCCATACACCTATTTGATCCAAGTGCCGCGCAACCATCCGGCTCGGCTGGATGCCCGTGGGCGCCCCGATCCTGGCCCTCAGCCGTTCTGGCGGCACGGCGAAATCATTCATGTCCAGGGAGGCAGAGCGCCGCCCTGAGACATCAAGGGGAGGGGGGAAGAGGCTGAATACGCGGTTACCCCTCCGACATGGCTCCAAACCGATTCCAGGGAGCAGCGTGGGTGCGAAAGGCTAGAGCGCGGAAGGGGTGTCTGTACGGACGCCAACAGTCTGGCCGATCACAGGGGCGTACATCCGCCTGTGGGCTCTGATGCATACGGTCGGCTCCGGTTCGGCAATGCAAAGGTTTGAGCGCGATTGGGTAGGGGGAGCTCTGCCCATCGCACCGATCCCACCTATTCAGCAATGTCCTTCAACAGCCAGCAGGTGTAATAGGTAGAGGTGCTACATGAATGTACTAAAGCTCGTCCCTACAGAGAATTCCGCGCGATCGCCGCGACCTTCCCAAGATTTCGCCGACTTCTGGGCCGGATGGCCGCGAAGGGTTGCCAAGCGGGACGCCGAAAAGGCGTGGGCAAAGCTCCGGCCTCAGGAAAGGGCCGCGGCCCTCGAGGCGTTGCCAAAACATGTCGAGTACTGGAATGCCTCCGGCCGGGAACGAGAGCACATTCCGCATCCAGCGACGTGGCTGAACGGTGCTCGGTGGGACGATGAGATTGAGCTGCCCAAGCCGAAGGCGGCGCGCGCTAATCAGGACGCGCAGACAGCGGCCCCCGGGTGGATGTCTAGCTGGGCCGGTATGGACGCGATGGCCCGCCAATTGCAGATCGACACCGCCCGGTTGGGCGAAAGCCCGCAAGCCTACAAGGCGCGGATCCTGCAGGCGATCGACGATCGCGACCGCGTTCGGAAGGTGGGCTGATGGAGCGCATCCAGTGGGTACACAAGCGGTTCGAAGGCTGGGCGGTCTGGACGATGAGCGGGACAGGCGGTGGCCTTCCCAGGACGTACGACCCGAACCGGGTGGATCAGACCGACGACGTGCGCGCAGGGTGGCGGAATTCAGACCCGGCATTCGATGCGAGCGCACTGGAGATTGATCGCGCGATCGCGCAACTGCCGGCCGAACTTAAGCGTGCCGTCATGGCTGCGTATCGGTGGGAAGGCGGTATGCAGGAGATTGCCGCCGCTTTGGGTTGCACGCGCGCAACCCTGCACAATCGGCTCTGCAACGCTGACCGACGGGTGAGGGATTGGCTGGATGCGCGGCAGCGGCGTGCAGGCCAGATAAAAGCGCGGGGAATTTTTGCAACTTATACATGAGGGGGCATAATCCGCTACATTCCTGCGGAGCCCGCAACCTAAGAGCCCTGAGCGCCAGTCGCCAGGGCTCTTTTGCATGGCGGCGCGGGGCTGTTGTTGCAACCGTAGTCGGGATCGGCTGGCGCTGACATCGCCGCTACTCCTCGGCGTGGCCCGCGCCGTAATCCCGACAGGGCACCCCTATGCCGAAAGCAAGACCGCGACCTTGTATGCAGCCAGGCTGCCCGGCTCTCGTCCACGGTGGGGGCTACTGCGATGCGCATCGCCCCGCGCAGGTTGAGCAGGGCCGAGAGCGGGACAGGCAGCGCGGAAGTGCAGCCAAGCGAGGGTACGGCGGCCGATGGCGCAAGGCGCGAGATACGTTCCTCGCGCGCCATCCGCTATGTGCGGCTTGTTCGACGGACGAGAGGCCGGTGGCGGCGCGCGACGTTGACCACATCATGCCGCACCGATTGTCTGAGGCGCTAGACAGTGGTGATCCAGATCGCATCGCGCTGGCGCAGTCGTTGTTCTGGAACTCTGGAAACTGGCAAGGACTTTGCCAGCGGTGCCACTCCAAGAAAACGGCTCGTGAGGACGGCGGCTTCGGCAACAAGGCCCTACGACACAAGGCGGACATTTGATGGCAAAGACGATGACGGTTCAACTGCGGTGGCCCTGGTGGTTGCGCTGGTATCTATACGGCGTGGTGACCATGCATGCCTTGACCGGTCTTCGGCCCGATATGAACCGCGTCACCTGGTGGATTCGACGCGGTTTGACAGCGAAAGTGGTCAAAAACTGATCGAATTCTCCCGTTTTGCTCAAAAATTGCGCAATTTCGAGGGGTGATCAAAAAATGATCAAAAAAGGGACGGGGTAGGGGGGTCAAAGTCGGGGGGAATAGCCCTGAGACCGCGCCCCAAGTCAGGAATTTATGGCAACCGATTTTTGAAGGGGGGGGGGTCAAAGGTGACCTCTCCACCTCACGCGCCGACGGTTTCAGTTCGGCAGCATCGAGGTGTGAGCATGGATCAGGAACGACCGAAACTCGAAGTGATCGCTGGAGGCGCGCAGAAAGTTGTCCCGCTCGCGGCGAGTGGTAAAGCCGTTTCGCCGGAGCCGCCGCCAGGGTTGACGGCACCGCGTGAAATTGAAATTTGGAACTACATCTGCGAGCAGCTTCGGACTGCGGGCATTGAGCACCGCATCTTCGGTCTCGCGGGCGCCCTGGTGTGCAACGCCTACGCCGAATGGCTGGAGGCGCGTGAGACGCTTGAAGAATTCAAGACCCGCAACAAGGGGTCGTACTACGTGAAGACGCCCAACGGCTACGAGCAACCACATCAATCGTTCTATGTCGCGGAGAAGCTGCGGCGCGAACTCTTGCAATACCTCCCGGAATGCTGTCTGACGATCCCATCCTTTGCGAACGTCCGAAGCAAGCTGGGCGACGACGGGCAGCAAGATCTGCAGTTCGGCGACCTGGTGGGCCACGCGAACGAGGATCGAAAAAATTACTCGCGCAGATAGAGGCGCTGGAGCTGCATGAATGGGACCTCGCGTACGGCTTGCCGGTGCTGCGAGGGCAGGAGGTGGTGGGGCGCCTGACATACCTGGCGGTGGCCCGCCACTACCAGGATTTGCTCGACGGGCATGAGCGCGGACTAGAGTTCAGCCCGGGGCACGCCTGGCACGTGATCGATTACATCGAGCAGAACTTCGTGCATATTCGAGGGCCGCTCGCAAGGCAGCCCATCCTGCTGGACCCGTGGCAAAAGTTCTGGACGGCCGTCTTGTATGGCTGGCTGCGGGTCGATGGCCTGCGCCGGTTCAGGACGGGATACGAAGAGGTCGCGCGCAAGAACGGCAAAAGCACGTGGAAGGGTCCCCAGGGCGCGTACCTCTTCATGATGGATGGGGAGATCGGGGCGGAGGTGTACACCATCGCCACGACCAGAGAGCAGGCCATGGCCATCTTCCGGCCGGCGCTGGACAACTTCCGACGCTGGGCCCGTCGCTCCCGAGGTGTGGAGCGCAGCTTCAAGATCCACGACGGAAAGAACCAGGAACAGATTTCGTACGACAGCTCGGTGTTCAAACCGCTGCCCGCGAATGCGGAATCGTTGGACGGCCTGAACCCGCATGCGGTCCTGGTGGACGAGCTGCACGCGCACAAGTCGCCCGAGGTCTGGGAGGTGATGTCCAGCGCGTTGGGTGCTCGGTTGCAGCCGTTGCAATCGGCGATCACGACGGCCGGCTTCATCCTGGACGGCGTGTGCATGACGGTCAGGAACTACCTGGTCAGCGTGTTGGAGGGAACGCGGGAAGACGATTCGTTCTTCGGGTATGTGTACACCCTGGACGAAGGCGATGACCCGCTGAATGAGCGGGTGTGGAACAAGGCAAATCCGGGCCTGGGGCGGTCCAAGACGCTGGAGTACATGCGGTCGCGTGCGAAAGCCGCTGCGGCACTGCCCAGCGAAATGGCGAACTTCAAGACGAAGGATCTGAATATCTGGTGCAACGGCGCCGACGGCTGGTTCGACGTCGACGTTTGGGACAAAGGAAAAAAGCCGTTTGATCCGCTGGCCTTGCGCGGGCGCCGCTGCTTCGGCGGCATCGACCTCTCGCAAACCACGGACCTGACCGCGTTTGCGCTGGTGTTTCCGCCCACCGAGGACGATCCCAACTGGTACTTGCTGGTGTGGACGTATTGCCCACGTACGAAGGTCGACGCTCAGAAGGATGATGCGGCGCCATATGCGCGCTGGGAGCGCTCGGGACATCTGACCGTGACCGAGGGCGACATCGTCGATTACGAGCCCATGCATCGCCAGATTACCTCGGCTTCGCAGCTCTACGACTTGGTGGAAGTGGCCTACGACAAATGGAACGCCACGCACCTGGTCAACGACTTGGCCGAAGAAGGCCTGCCGATGGTCGAGGTGCCGCAAAACACCGGCGGCATGTATCCCGGGTCAAAGCTGTTGGAACTGTGTGTGTACGGAAAACGCCTGCGGCACGGCGGAAACCCCGTGGTGCGATGGGCGGCAATGAACGTGGCGCTGCTCTTTGACAGTAACGGCAACTTCCGGCCGGACAAAAAGAAGTCGTCCACCAAGGGGCGGATTGACCCGATCGTCGCGACTGTCCTTGCGATGAGTCGGGCGGCAGTGCACTCGCCGGCCGACATGGCCGACTTTATCAACGATCCGATTGTCTTCTGATGAAAATACTTACGAAAGCGTCCGCTGGTATCGCCCAGTGGCTGGGGCGCACGCTCAGCCTGGGCGATAGCGGATTCTGGCGCTGGTACTACGGATCCGATAACTACTCGGGCAAGACCGTCACGGCGCAGACCGCTTTGCAGCTCTCGGCGGTGTGGGCGTGTGTGCGCCTGCTGTCGCAGGTGTTGGGCACGCTGCCGGTGTTCCTGTATCACCGGGACGCAAAAGGGCAGCGGACGCTCGCAACGGACCATCCGCTGTACACGGTGCTGCATGACCAGCCGAACGCGAATATGACGCCGGCTGACTTCTGGCAGTGCCTTATTGCGGCGGTGGCGCTGTGGGGTAACGGGTATGCCTTGATCCACCGGGCGGGCGGTCGCATTGTGGCGCTCGAACCATTGCGCCCCGAACTGATGGTGGTGAAGGTCGATAAATCGGGCGCCCTGGAGTTCCGCTACACCGACCTGAAAGGCGTGCTGACGGTCTACAGCGAGGCCGAGATTTTCCATATCAAGGGCTTTTCCCTTGACGGTTTGATCGGGCTATCTCCGATTGCCTTCGCCCGCAACACGCTGGGCGCGGCCATGGCGCAAGAGGAAACGTCGAGCCGGATCTTCGCCAATGGGTTGCGACCCAGCGGGGTGGTTTCGACTGAGCAGATCCTGACCAAAGGCAACCGCGAGGAAATCCGCAAGAGCGTGATCTCGCAGGTGGGCACGGCATCGCAGTCGGGCAGCACGCTGGTGCTCGAGGCGGGCATGAAGTACCAGCCGGTGACGATGAACCCGGAGGATGCGCAGTTGCTTCAAAGCCGCGCCTTCTCAATCGAAGAGATCTGCCGTTGGTTCTTCAACACGCCGCCCATCCTCATCGGTCACTCTCCCCAGGGGCAAACGATGTGGGGCAGTGGTGTTGAGCAGGTAATCATGGGTTGGCGCGTGATGGGCATGGGGCCTCTTGTCATCGGGATCGAACAGGCGATCAAGCGGCAGCTCCTGAAGCCGGAAGAACGGCGCTCGTATTACTCGAAATTTTCCCTTGAAGGGCTGATGCGAGCGGACTCCGCGGGCCGCGCCCAGTTGTATGCGTCAAAGGTGCAGAACGGTCTGGCGAACCGGAATTCGATTCGCGAGCTCGAGGACGAAGAGCCGTATGTCGGCGGCGACATCTACACCGTTCAGTCCAACTTGATGCGCGTTGATCAGCTAGGACAGCAGTCCTCTGGCGAGCAGGCGAAAGAGTCGATTCGGTCCTGGTTGGGCCTTCCCACCTTCGAGGAAAAGAAATGAAGCGAAAGAGCGCAGCGATGCAGATCAGGTCGTTCGACTACGACATCAAGGCCGTCAGCGATGACGGCCTTTTTTCTGGCTACGGCTCGGTCTTCGGGGTTGTCGATAGCTACAACGAGGTAGTCGCCCCGGGCGCCTTTGTTGAAAGCCTGGCGGACACCCGGGCGAAAGGACGGACCCTGCCGGTGCTGTGGCATCACCGTGGCTCCGAGCCGATCGGCGACTGGGATATCAATCAGCTAAAGGAAGACGCCCACGGCTTGTTCGGTGTGGGCCAACTGTGGCTGCAGGACGCGCCGTATGCCAAGACGGCGTACCGGGGCATGAAGACTCGCGCAATCACTGGCCTGTCCATCGGCTACTACGTACGCGACGACTCCTACGACGAAAAGACCCGGATCCGCACGCTGAAAAAACTGGACCTGGCTGAAATCTCCATCGTCACCGCGCCTGCCAACGACGAGGCCCGCGTGGACGCAATCAAGGCCCGCATCGCACACGGTGCGGTCCCAGAACTTCCCGACTTCGAACGGTTCCTGCGCGAGGCAGGCTTTTCAAAGTCGCAGGCCGCGGTGATCGCGAATCGCGGCCTGAAACACCTGCTCCGGAGTGAGTCCGAGGGCGATGCCGCGATCACCAACGAATTGGCCGGCCTGGCACGTCACGCCTCGGCCTTCACCCTCCCCAAGTTTTAAGGACAAATCATGCGTATCAGTCAATTCGAACAATCGGCCCTGGCCGTAGCTGTTGCCACGGGCCTCCAGCGTAAGAGCGCCCAGGGCGGTAATGAGGGTGGCAACACCCTGGAAGTCAAGGAACTGGTCAAGGCGCTGACCGATCGCGACAACGAGATCAAGCAGTTCGCCGAAAAGGCCACCGAAGAAATCAAGACCTTGGGCAAGGTCTCGGAAGAGACGAAGTCCGCGCTGGAAAAGATCTCCGGCGAAGGCATCAAGATGAACGATCGCCTGCTCGAGCTCGAGCAGAAACTGGCGCGCCGTCAGACCAATGATGGCGAGCGCATCAAGTCGGTGGGCGAGACCTTCACCGACACGGACGACTACAAATCGTTGTCCAGCAAGGGCCGGGGCACGGCTCGCATGCGCCTGAAGGCGGTCACCAATATCACCAGCTCCACCACCGGCACGGGTGGCGTCGGCGCCGGCATCGAGCCCACGCGCGTACCGGGCATCGTCTCCCGTCCTGACCGTCCGATGACGATCCGGGACCTGCTGATGCCCGGGCGCACGGCGTCGGACTCCATCGAATTCGTGCAGGAGAGCGGCTTCCAGAACATGGCGGCGCCCGTCGCTGAAGGTGCCGACAAGCCGCAGTCCGATCTGTCGTTCGAGCTGAAGACGACGCCCGTACGCACGATCGCGCACTGGATGCGTGCCTCCAAGCAAGTACTGGCCGACATCCCGCTTCTGCAAAGCTACATCGACGGGCGTCTGCGCTACGGCCTGCAGTATGTGGAAGAGCAGCAGATCCTGGCCGGTGACGGCACGGGCCAGAACCTGCTGGGCCTGATCCCGCAGGCCACGGACTTCGACGACGACCTGCGCGAGACCGGCGACACGAAGATCAAGACGCTGCGCCGGGCCATCCTGCAGGTTCGCCTGGCCGAGTACCGCGCCAGCGGCATCGTGCTCAACCCGATCGACTGGGCCGACATCGAACTGGAAACCGATTCGAACGGCCGCTACATCTGGGTCAATGTCGTCGAAGGCGGGCAGCCGCGCATGTGGCGTCTGCCGGTGGTCGAAACCAACGCGATGCCCGCAGGCTCATTCCTGGTTGGGGCGTTCGATATGGCCGCCCAAGTGTTCGATCGCGAAGATGCCGCCGTCGAAGTGTCGACGGAAGATGGCGACAACTTCCGCAAGAACATGGTGACGATTCGCGGTGAAGAGCGCGTTGCCCTGGCCGTGTACCGGCCCGAGTCGTTTGTGTTCGGCCCGTTCGAGGCTCCGGCGCCGTAACACGCGCCCTAGGCGCATCAACATGGGCGGGCCGGGGCAACTCGGCCCGCGACAACATGAAAGTCACAGTTATCAAAGCTTTTTTGAATGGGGGCAACTGGGCCATGCCCCAGCAGACACTCGACATCTCGGATGGCCGGGCGAAAGATCTGGCGGCAAACGGGCTGGTGTCGTTGCCTTCGAAGAGCGCGGAGGGATCCCAGATGCAGAGCAAGCCCGAACGCCAGCCTGCGACGAAGCCCGCGCGCGCGCCCGCAACGAAACCGAACTCGGCGCCCGAAACGGCCAAGTCTCCGCCGATTCAGGCGAAGGGTGAAACCAATGCCGACCCCAACGCTTGAACAGGCCAAGCTGCACCTGCGCGTGGATTTTGATGCCGACGACACGTTGATCACTTCCTTGCTAGCAGCCGCCGTTGAGTCCGCGTCGAACTATCTTGGCCGGCCGATTCCGTGGCCGCGTCTGGACAGCGGAGGCGAGCCCGTGCTGGATGAAGAGGGCGAAGTGATCATCGAGGCGGTGCCCGAATCGGTGAACGCTGCGATCAAGCTGGAGCTGGGCGCCCTGTATGCAAACCGTGAGCCTGGCGCGCCGGTGTCCTCGTCTGCTTTCCGGGCGTTGTTGATGCCGTATCGAATCGGGATAGGCGTATGAAGGCCGGCCCTCTGAATAAGCGTATCCGCATCGAGCGCCGTGAATTTGAACGTACGGTTAGCGGTTCAGAAAGGCTGCTGGGCTGGGTTCCGGCCGGAACCGCTTCCAATCCCCAAGGCGAGTACTGGGCGTCCGTGGAACCGATGCGGGGTCGCGAGTATTACGCGGCTGGCGCACAGGTGCGGGCGGACATGGACACCAAGATCGTCATGCGGGTGCAGCCTGGGTTGCTGCTCGACGCCACGATGCGCGTGGTGCACGGCGCAACGGTGTTGGGCATCGTGTCTGTGGCAAATGTGAAAGAGGCCGGCGACATGTGGGAAATCATGGCGAAGTCGGGCGGAGTTAGCGATGGTCGATAAGGTGAAGATGGCGGGCCTTCGGGAAATGGGCGCGGCCTTTAAAGAGCTCAACAACCGCTTGCAAAAGCGGATCGGACGCAGCGCCGTATCCGCCGGCGGTCGTGTCCTGCAGAAGGAAGCCAAGGCACAGGCACCTGTTCTCAAGGAACCCCATCCGCACCGCAAGGCAGGGACTGTCAAGGCCGCCACGCGCGTGAAGGCAACTGCCAAGCGCAACGGCTCATTCGAGGCCAGGGTCTGGGTAAAGGGCATTGGCACAAAGAAGATTGCTGCGTTCAAGCAGGCAACCGGCCGCAACAGCAGCCAGAACCCGGATGACCCCTTTTATTGGTGGATGGTTCATTTCGGGACCGCGAAGGTTCCGCCCAATCCATGGATGTCACGGGCCTTCGATTCCAAAAAACTGGAAGCCGCGAAAAAGATCGCGGACCAGCTCGGGACACGACTGGAGGCGGAAGCGGCTGATGTGGGGCGCACAACAGGAAAGGTGAAGTGATGGGCGTGGCGGAAATCCTTGGCCCAGCGTTGGGCATGCTGGTAGACGGCAGGGCATACCCGGTCGTCCTGCCCCAGGACCTGAAATCGTGGCCGGCGATTCGGTTCAGTTCCTACGCGGTGCCTGTCTCAACAAGCTGCGGCGATTCCGACCTTGATGACCACCGGCTACAGATCGATGTCTACGGTCCTGACTTCGACGAGGTGGACGCACTTGGCGCCAAAGACGGGCCGGTATGCACGGCGATTGAGGCAGCTTTCGAAAGTTGGGAGCGGATCTCAATTGAGCAGGGCTTCGAAGAGGACGGGCGGCTGTTTCGCTGCTTAGTCGTATATCAGGTGGCGGCGCCCTAATAAGGTTGTCACCCCAAAGCAAATTTCTCCGCCCGCTGGGCAATCAAAACTGAGGTGCACGAAATGTCGAAGGGTAAAACCACGCGATTCAACGGCTCGCGATATGCCGTACAGACGAGTCTGGAGGGTGAGAAGCTCATCACCGCCGCTAGCCAGACCAAGCCGATTGTGGTCACCGCGGCCGCTCATGGCTATGACTCGGGCGACGTGGTCCGGGTGAGCGGACTTCATGAAAGCGTGGATGCCACCTACGCTATCAAAAAGCTCGACGTCGATACGTTCGAGCTCGTCGGCAGCAACGGGGTGGACTATGTCCTGGATGCCGCAAACGCTACGGCTGCACGCGGCGTATTCACGAACATTTGTGAATTGACGAGCTATTCGGAAGCGGGCGATACCCGAGCCCAGATGCCGACCACCACCATTTGCTCCGACGACGAAGAGGAATCGGAGCCCGGCATGCGTACGCCCGGTACGTTGACGCTCCAGTTCAATTCCGCTCCGGCGACTTCGGCGCAGCAAACGCTACTCGCGCTCGACGACAACACCGAGCGCTTCTGGTCACGCCTGCGGTTGACCAATGGTCAGGGGCTGGTGCTGGTGCATGGCTACATTCAAACGGGCATCGGCATGGATGGATCGAGCGGTGCGTTCTTCACCAGTGGCGTCACGATTCAAAAGACGCCGCCAGTCAGCGGCGCGCGTTCCAAGGTGTGGTTCCCCGCTGTGACGGGCGCGTAAGGATTGCACATGGAACAAGACGATTTCACCGCCCAGCAACTGCGCGAACTCATCCTGGCGCAGCGGCCAAAGTTTAAGCCGACGACGGTTCTCGGAAAGCGGGCTTACCTTCGCTCAGACATGAGCGTCGGCGAGGCAAACGCCTACTTCCAGGATGCGCGTCGGCGAAAGATCGCGATCGCGGAAAAGCTCGGCGTCGAACTCAAGCACGATGAGCCGCTGGAACTCCAATTGCAACTGGAGCAGATCACGGATCCGTACGCCATGGCCTCGCGGATTGCGCACCGGCTGTGCGATGCAGGCGGAAACCGTGTCTTCGACCCTGCGGATCCGGCCGACCTTGAGTTCATCAATGGTTTGGGCAATGAGTTCCTGTCGGTGGCCAAGGAAGACGACGAGGAAGCGGCGGCAAAAAACTGACGCCCCGGCGCGAGTTTCAGCTCCTGCTGTGTCTCGCGCTGGGCAAGCTTCCGTCTGAAATTGAAGCCATGCCCGAACGTCACCTGATGGAGTTCGAGCAGTACTACGAGAAGCAACCTTTTGGTCTGTGGCGCGACGACTACCGGATTGCGCAGCTCGCCGTCGTGATCGCACGATGCTCCGGCAACAAGAACTTTGGAGCAGATGATTTCATGCAGTTTTGGGCAGCCGGCGACTCCGGCGTGGGCGATGTGGAGACATTGGTTATTGATGCCGATGTCGTGATGTAGCAGCTTGAATAAGCGCGGGGGTATGCCCCGCAGGGGAATGACATGGCGGGCGGCGCAATCGGCAAGCTGAATATGCTGCTGGGGCTGGACACGACCGAATTCAGCTCTGGGCTGACGAAGTCGGAGTATGCGGCCCAGCGCACGATGGAGAACATCCGCCGCGGCATGGCTGCTGACATCGGCCGGATTGCGGGCGTCTGGTCCAGTATCACTGAAGGGATCGTCGGCCAACTGCAGGAGATTCCGCGACAGGCCCTGGCTGCGGTGAAGGGTGCGATCGACGAGATGGATGCCATCTCGGACAGAACCCAGAGGCTTGGCATCGGCGCGGAGACCCTGCAGGAGCTTTCCTACTATGCCGAGTTCTCGAGCGTGTCGGTGGAAGGCCTGGATGGAGCCATTCGGACACTGTCCAAGAACATGGAGTCCGCCAACACCGGCAGCAAGTCGCAGGTTGCGCTGTTCAAGGCTCTCGGCGTCGAAGTGGCGGACAGCTCCGGCAAGCTTAGGACGGCCGACGCCGTTATGCGTGATGTGGCGGATCGGTTTGCCCGGATGGAAGATGGGGCGAACAAGACGGCGATCGCGCAGGAACTGTTCGGAAAGACCGGCGCCGACATGATTGTCATGTTGAACGGCGGGGCAAAGGGCTTCGACGACGCTGCGGCAAGGGCGCGAGACTTCGGCATTGTCGTGGGCGAAGATGTCGTGGATGCCGCGGCGCAGTTCAACGATTCGCTGGACGACCTGCAGCGGCTTGCGAAGGGCGCTTTTAATGAACTGGCAGCGGCATCGCTGCCGGTTCTTAACACCTACATTGAGCGCTTGCTTACCGCTCGTCAATCGTTGGGCGACTTCCTTGGTGCCGTCCAAGGCATGACGTATGACTCGCTCTTCGGCAGCAGTGACCCCTTCGAAGCCCTAAGCAAGTACGACGCGCAACGGCGTTCAATTCAAGGTGAGATCGACGCACTGCAGCGTGGTGACACTGGCGCAAAGGCCAAATCGTTGCTTTTCGGCGTGGGCGAGAAGGAGCTTCAGGAGCAGTTGCGCAACGCTGAGCGCGTGATCGCGGCCGCTCAAGCTCGTATCGAGCAGGAAATGAAGGGCTGGAATATTGACCTGCTGGCTTCGAGCGATGCGCCCGTCATGAGTCCCGTGGTCGTCACTGGCGAACCGAAAGCCGGAGGTGCCCAGAAGCTCGACGAAGGCGAACGCTATATACAGCAGATGAGGGAGCGGGTTGCGCTTCTTGGCAAGGAAACCGAAGCGGAAAAGCTGTTTGCCAGCATCGCGTCCGGTTCCTTGACGTTCCGCTCTGATCGCGAGAAGCAGCAGGCAATTGCGCTCGCAGAGCGCACGGATGCCTTCAATGACCAGCAAGAGGCGATCAAGGGCGCCCAGAAGCGACTGGAGGAATACGGCAAGCTTATGGACACGCTGTACCCCGATCGGGCGAAAACCCAGCGGCTTGAAGATGGGGTTGCGCTGCTGGGTGATTACATGCAAGTGGGCAGCCCGGAGTACGTGGACGCCTACAAAAAGATGGTCAAGCAGTTCGGATCTGCTACCGACGAGATGGACGAGTTCGCCAAGCAAGGCGCGCGAAACATCCAGTCGACGATGGGTGATGGAATTTACTCGTCGTTGACTGGCAAGTTCGACAACATTGGTCTGAAATTTGCGGACATGTTGGCCCGGATGGGTGCGGACCTTGCTGCTTCTCAGTTGGGCAAGTTTCTGCTGGGCGACTATGGCAGTAAGGGTGGCGACGTTGGCGGCCTATTGGGCGGCATCGTCCAGGGAGTTGCGGGATGGCTCGGCGGCGGAATTTCGGTGTCCTCGTCCTATTCGGGCGGTGGCGCGGCTGTCGGCAGCGTGAGCGGTATGTCGGGAACCTGGGGCGGGCTGCGGGCGTCGGGCGGTCCGACGTTGCCCGGATCGTTCTACCAAGTGAATGAGCGTGGCCCGGAGCTTTACACCAAAGGCCGAGACACCTTTCTTATGGAAGGCGGAAGCGGCGGGTATGTGACGCCCCTGGGTACGGGGTTCGCCGGCGGATGGGGTGAGCCACGGGTCACTGTCAACAATTACGGCGGTAGGGACGTTGATGTGCAGCGGATGAGTGATGGCGAGCTACTGATCGAGGTAGACCGCAGAATCGAATCCCAGACACCGCGCATCATGCAGAGGCAATTCGGGCAGGCGAACTCGCGTGCGTCGAAGTCCCTGACCGCCAATTTCGATACGTCGAGGAAGCGCTCATGAGGCCGCTGCTACCGTTCTGCCCGCTGAAGGCTGGGTATTCGGCCGACATAGGGGACGGCACGATGCGAACGCCTCTGGACGGCGGGCCCGGTCGGTATCGAGCTACCTATTCAGACAGCCCTCACATGGTCTCGGCGACGTGGAGGCTACGCGATGATAGTTACTCGATATTCATGGCCTTCTTTAGAGACTATCGGCGAAGCGGTGGAAAGTCGTTCGAGATAGATCTTCGACTCGATAGCCATGAGGTCGAGCGGTATATCGCGAATCTCATTCCTGCGTCGATGCGGCTGGTGTCCAAGGAGGGAAGGTTCTACTCGGTATCGGCCTCACTTGAGGTTCAGCCGAAGTTCCAGGATGCCGATCTTGACTACTGGGCGACGCTTCTAGGATGGATGTCCATTTATGGAGGGCTGCCTGGTGTCCGCAGGATGTTAAATCTGCTCGAGAAGTTAGTGAATGAGGATTGGCCAGATGCCTGAAAGCAATGATCGTTGGGTAGATTTTTTCTTCGGCGCACCACTTTCCACGGCTGAGCTGCAGACACTGCAAATCTGTCAGCCAGATTTCTCAAGAACTTGGTATTTGCAGGCGAATTTTCGCGACGGGTTTTGGGCAGGGCTTGAATCAGGGGACAAGGTCTTCTTCGACTACGTCCCCTTCGCGTTGAAGCTTCTCGAAGACCGGGGAAACCTCGATTTTGGTATGACGGTGACGCTGGGTGACCTAGGCGAAATCTTGCCGGACGAGATTCAAAGAGCGCGCGAGGCCGGCTCGTTGCGCACGTCACCGCCGAGCATCATATATCGCTCTTTTCGCTCGGACGACCTCGAGAAGCCAATGTTTGGCCCGATCGTGTTGCAGGCCCGTCCTATCACGCGATCGCCTGAAGGCGCGCAGTTCGACGCTACTGCGCCGCAGGTCAATGTCAGCAAGACCGGCCGGGCGTATCGATCTGACGAGTTTCCGATGCTTCGGGGGTTTTTATGAGCATCGATTTTCTATTGTCCCGGGAATACGACCGCAAGTCGTACAACTGCCTGCACTTTGCGGCTGATGCTTGGGAACACCTGACGGGGGATCCGCGGGTGCACCAGGTTGATGAGCACGATTTCCATGCAGGACGAATGTGGGCGCTCTTCCGAGACATGCGGCGGCAGAGCGGGCCGACGGTACTGCCGTCCATCGTGCTGATGGAGACGCTGCTCGGGGACGTCCACATAGGGGTTTGCGTGCGTCGTAGGCTGCTCCACCTTTACGAGGGAGGGCCGCAGTTCCTTCTAGTTGAGGCGTTGACGCCTATGTATCGAAACATGAGGTTCTATTCGTGATCACAGTTCACCTGTACCGCACGCCGGATAGCGCTATGCAAACCCGCCGAGTCAACGACCTCCTATCGCTCTTGCGGGCAGAATTCGGACCCCGGTTTCCGCCAGGCGGCAGAATTACGGACATGGCGACTGGGACGGTTGTAACGCCCAGGCGGCCCGAAGATGTTGCCGCGCTGCGAGGTATGCCCGGGCCCTTTGTAGTTGAGGTGTTCCCGCGCGACCCTGCTACATGGACAGCGATTGCGGTTTCCATCGCTGTATCGACAGCTTCGATGATCTTGACGTCCATTCTGACTCCTGATCCGCCCAACGCCACCGCGCGAAACGTACAGCAGGAATCGCCGAACAACGGTCTGTCAGAGCGCACGAATCAGGCGCGGGTAAATGGTCGGATCCCGGATATTTTTGGCAAGGTGCGTTCCACGCCCGATCTCTTGGCCCAGCCGTACAAGATCTTCGAGAACCATGTCGAAAAGGAGATCGCATACATGTGCATTGGCCGGGGGGCGTACGAGATCCATGATGCGCGAGACGATACGACTCCCATCGCGCAGATCGCGGGCGCGTCCGTTGAGGTTTATGCGCCCTTCACGTCCCCCAATAGCGGGCATGCTCCACAGCTTCGCATCGGCAACGCGATTAATCAGCCTGTGATCTCCAGCAAGCGGATTAACAGCGTGAACGGCCAAGTGTTGCAACCCCAGGACGTGGGAAGCGCCATCCGCCGCGGGATGGTGTTTCGTACGCCGAACGAGGTTGTGTCGCAGGACCCTGAACTTGACTTTACTGAGCTTTTCATTGCTGGTGAGGTCATCTCAATCCAGAATGCCGCGCAGACGCAGGGTACGTTTTCGTATAGCCCCCCTGATGGGGCGACTTTCCGGACCGATAGTGCAATGCGGCCAGCGTGGGGCGAGGTAACCTTTGCAGGCGACCATTCGGCCGATTGGTCGCCTGGTCAAGTCGTCACGCTTTCGAATGGCGCTGTTTCGTGGACGGACCACACCGGGGGAGACGGCGATTTTGAGTACACGGCAGCAGGGAATGTGGCGGGCATCTACGGGGTAACGGCCGTCAGCTTCAGTGACGGGCTGACCAGTGTCCGGCTTGATGCGACGCAAAATTCGGCGGCTTGGGCGGCCTTTCGAGCCGCACCGAATGTCGTCTCGGGAACGCCGACGCTAACCAGGCCGTCGGACATCATTCAATTCGACTTATCGGGCACTTACACGATCAACACGCTGACATCTTCGTTGTTGACGCTGGACAATCCGAGCGCGGTTAACCCAGCCTGGGATACCTTGCAGAACGACTATGGCGGTGTCTCGGTAGTCATGAATCCCACCATCTCCACAACCGGGGTGCGGTGGATAGGGTGGTTCACTGTTGAGAGCGTCCAGCCCATCACGCGGGTGATTGCGAACATCATCGCCCTTAATGGCATGTACAAGGACAACGGCCGTCAGCAGTACAGGCGCGACGTGGTCTACCGCTTCGAGGCTCAGCGCGTCGACAGCAATGGGGCCCCCTACGGCCCGGTCTTGGCGTTTGAGCGGGAGATCCGTGGTTCAGCGGTGACGAAGGTTGTGCGCGCGGATACCCTTGATGTCGAATTGGTTGGCGAGCCCAGCAAGCGTTGGCAGATGCGCGCGCGCCGCTTGACGAACTCCGACACGGATTTTGAGGGCAGCGTGGTCGACGAGATTCAATGGCGCGACCTGTACGCCTGCTCAGCGGTGGATAAGGCTCATTTCGGGGATATGACGACCGTTCAATCGGTAACCTTCGCGACGGACGGCGCCCTGGCCGTTAAAGAGCGAAAGCTCAATCTGCTGGTGACGCGAAAGCTGCCGCGCCGGGTATCAGGGGCGGCGTTCACCACCGAGCTCTACCCGACCACCGATGTCGCGGAGATTGTTTTGGCGGTCTGCCTGGATCCCCTTATCGGGAACCGGGCGCCGGCGGAAGTGGACTTCGACAACATCTACAGCACTGCGGCGGAGATCCGCGAGTATTTTGGCCTGGATGTGGCGCAGTTCAACTACACGATCGACAGCGACAACCTGTCGTTCGAAGAAACGCTAGACATGATTGCGCAGGCAGTGTTTTGTAGGGCGTATCGGCGGGGCAGCGTGATCAAGTTGTTCTTCGAGCGTGCCTCGGACGACGCCTCGCTGCTGTTCAACCACCGAAACAAGTTGCCGGGCTCAGAAACGCGGACCGAGGGCAGCGCAATGGAGAACGACGGCATCGAGTACCCGTGGATCGACCCTGACGACGATTCGCAGGTGACGATCTACCTGCCGGAAGATCGGTCGGCGGTGAACCCGAAGCGGTATGACTCTGTAGGGGTCAGGGTGAGGGAGCAGGCCTACATACACGCGCATAGGGCTTGGAACAAGTTGCAGTATCAGGACGTGGTGACTGAGTTCGACGCTCTCCCAGAGGCCAATCTTTTGGCTGTCTCGGAGCGAATCCGAGTGGCAGATAACACGCGAGCGCGAGGCAGTGACGGCGAGATTGTGGGCGTCGTCGATGACGATGGCAGGCTGGTCGCGCTGTCTCAGCCATTTGATTGGAAGCCTGGAACCACCTATCGGATATTTCTGCAGAGTAGTGATGCCACTGTGGAGGCGATGGCAGTGCAATCGGGCGGAAGCCCGCGCCTTGCATTATTGGAACGTGAGCCACGAACGCCGATCATTCTGCGTGGGGAAGGCTACAACCCGACGACATACATTATCGGTGACGGCACCAGCACGCGCGAAGCGATGCCATTTTTGGTGGATGAGAAGGGCGCACCTAATGAGGACGGGACTATTCCGCTAAAGGCGATCAACTACGACCCTCGGTATTACCAGAACGACCTCGACTTCGCATAAGAAGATTACATACAGCTAGATCCCGCCACGGCGGGGTTTTTTTTGGGCGATCAAATGGCAAACGACCCGATTTCTCTGCGGCAGCTTCGCAACGCATCGGAAGATGCGAACGACCTGGAGCGCTTCGTAAATGACAACGTTCCGGCGTTCGTTCCGACACGTCTGGGTGGCGCAAAGCCCAACTATGCAAAGTTTCTTGCAGAAAGAAGCGCAGATTTCCAGGAATTTTTGTTGTCTTCGGGCTATGAGGACATTGGTGACTATGGTCCTGGCTTGGGCATCTCCGCGCGCAATCTGGTCTTCCGCCGCGACGGTGAGCTGTACCGTGCGTCCGCCTCGCTTGACCTTCCGTATGTCACCACTGGGGTGTGGGCTGAAGAGGCAGATCTCTTTGTGTCTGTCGGAGATGGCGCCTTGCGCCAGCAGCTAACGGATGGCGATAGTCCTCGCCATGGCCTAGGCTTGGTGGCATTTAAAAAGTCGCAAAGATATCCGGTTGGCACATCTGGTTATCAAATGGAGGGGGTCGGCCTGTGGGCGGATCGCCCTGCGATGCAGGAGACTCGTTACTACATCACCTCGATGCGGGATGACAGCGACTACAGCGTTGTCTTCAGTGGCGCGGACGGCGACTGCTACTACCACAGTCCGCGCATCGTGCGCGATGCGGGCGGCCGATATCATGCTGTTGCTAGCAGGTCTCAGGCCGGGCACGGTTTCGGCAATTCCACGCCGGCGAACCCCATCGACCCGCAAGGGGTGGCTGTCTACAAGTTCAGCGATGACGGACGCCGGTGGGGCCCGGAGCAAGTCATTGCTACCGCTTTACCGCCAGACATGCCAGACACGCCGCGCATGATTTTCGACGTGCACATCGGTATTTGTCCTTCGGGCATGCTCGTGGCCGTGGCCACTGACATTCCTCCTCCTAGCCAACAGTGGGAGCGATACACGGGCCAGGCAAAGTACCGGGCATTCCGATGCCCGACGCGCGGCGAGCTGAAGCAGGATGGTACGACCGCGTGGGAAGAGCGCGGTACCTTCTTTGAGGCGGATAGTGACTACGCGCGCATCTACGGCGAGCGGATCAAGGCGCTGACGCTGCCGGACGGAACCGTTCGCATGTTCTTCACCGATTACCGAAAGGTGAGCGGCGGTGGCGACGCGACGGTGCGCTCGTTCTGGACTTTCGACGACGACCTCGACTCGATGCCCATTGAGCGCTCGAAGATATCGAACCTCACTAGCTCTGCCAACGAGACCGATGTCTGCTTTGTCGGGCCAGACCTGGGGTGGGCAATCGCCCGCCCCAATGGCGAAGCGCAGGTGACGCGCGATGGGGGAAACTCCTGGTCGCCTATCGGCAACGCCAGCAACTATTCAAGACAGCTTTGGGAGACCGGTGGATTGACCGCGCCCGTATGGGACGTTGTCTGGCGCGCGGGGAAGCCCTACGTGGTCATGGGCTATTCGCACCGAGGTGCGGGGCCAGATGGGCCGAGGTGGCTGGTTGCCTCGGTTACCGACATGTTGAACCTCGAAAATGCGGTGGCGCTGGGTCAGTTGTATACGCCCTGGGGAAGAAATAACTTCTCCGGACCCACTGTCAGTGGTCCCGGTGGCTACAACAGCGGGATCATGTTTCCCGACGGCGGACTGGTGTACGTGGACTGCACCGAGATCGGCGCGAGCCCAACCACGGGCTACACGCGTGCGGACGTACGCATTGTCCGCTCCAACGCCAGTTCGTGGTTCCCGGATTTCGGCGGCCTATTGCTGGGATCGAATCTCAGCAGGCTAACGCAGTACAACGACAACGAAATGCCATTTGTCCCGCGTCTGGAGGGCGCGACGACTGCTGGCACTCCGGCTTATTCCTCGGCCGTCGGTCACAACGTTCGCATCGGTCGTGTCGCGTACGTGCAGGCCGAGTTGATCGCCACGGCATACACGGGCATCACCGGGACACTCCTGCTGCGCGGGTTGCCCTTCGCGCCGCTCGTGGTTGGGTTCAACCCGGACAGTATCAAGGTGACAGTGGTGAACGGACTGGCCCCTGGCTTTCCCGCGACCGATCACATCGTGGCGCTGCTCCTGCCGTCGACCAACCAGTTGGCGCTGTACAGGAAGTCGAACGCCGGTGGGCTGGTCAGTTTGACACTTTCCGACCTGGGAGCGGCATTCAACGTTCGCATTTCAGGATTCTATTTCTGCGCCAACGAAGGCCTTACCTAAATAGGAGTACCTATGGCAATCATCGCAAGCGAACATTATTTCACCGCCAACGACGGCTTGGCCGGCGCTGCCAACGACGAGCGCGTGCGCAAACAGCCAGAGCATCCGGTGGCGTTGCTCACGCTCTGCGTGCTTGTTATGGACGATGGCGCAACGGTGGTCGGAACGCACCAGGGCCAGCTTGACGGCTATGACGCGCAGCATGCCCGCGAAGCGGCGCGCGCCGCGGCGGTGGCAGCAATGCCGTAATCCTGGATAGCCAAAGCGAGGAGTAAGGGTGTTGTATGCCCAGATCCAGCGATGGCGGCGGGAAGAGTGCCTTGATATTGCCGCCACAGGGCGGCTTTTTTACGCCTGGAGCCACGACCAATGAGCAAGTTTCAACTGTCGCAACGCAGCCTTACGCGGCTCGTCGGAGTGCATCCCGACCTAGTCGACGTCGTGAAGCTGGCCATCCAGCGCACGCCGGTTGATTTTCTGGTGGTGGAGGGAGCACGCACCGTCGCGCAGCAGCGCGAAAACGTCGCTAAGGGCGCGAGCCAGACCATGAACAGCTACCACCTCCCGCAGACGGACGGGCTCAGCCACGCGGTTGACTTGGCTCCCCTGGTGGGCGGCGCCATCCCATGGAACGATTGGGCCAAGTTCAAGGATCTGGCGGACGTTGTAAAGGCGTGCGCCGCAGAGCTTGGCGTCCCCGTGGAATGGGGAGGCGAATGGTCCAAGTTCAAGGACGGGCCTCATTTCCAAATCCCTCGTGACTGGAGGGCCCGCCGTGCAACTACCTGAAGACTTGGCCGGCGGCGGTATTGGCGGTTGGCTGGGTGCCATCGCTGCGACGATTGTGGGCGGCGGACTGATGCTTCGCCGTTGGCTGTCAAAAGACTCGGTTGAGCGCGCTGGCGACGAAGCACGTGTAGAGGTAATCGACATGTTGACAACCCAGCTTGCCGCCGCGAACGCGCGCGCGGACATGTTCGCCAAGGAGCGCAACGACGCATACCGAGAGGTGGCCGACCTGCGCGAAAAGGTTGCCCGCCTTGAAACGCGAATGGAGCACATGCAGGCGCGACTGGAGAGGATCAATGCCAACCCGAATTCGTGAGGCGATTGACCGCCTCTACCGCAAGCACCCCAGGGCGGTTAGCCACATTGAAGGCTGGGTGCTATTGCTGCTGGTCGTTGGCGGGAGCTTCGCCATTGGGCATGCGGTGGGCTTGTCCCGCGCCGATGTGGAGATCGCCAGTAGTTCCGCTACGCACCAGGCAGAGCAGCAGCGCCTGATGGACATCAATCGCCAAATCATGCTCATCATTCAGGAGCGACTACCGGCTATTACCAGTTCGACCGAGCAAGCCGCCGAGAAGGTGGAGCGCGCGGCCGACGCGGCTCATGGGGCCATTCAAGCGGCGAAGGGCGCGGCATCCAAGGCGGGCACCGCAGCGACCAAAGCGACGGCGGCGGCCAAATCCGCCAGTACCGCGGTGCGCAAAGTCGAGGAAGCACTGGCGCCGTCGGCGCCGGCGACGCCCGCCAAAGTCCCCGACTGGTTGGACACGCCATGATCGCCATTAAGACGCTCGCAGGATGGAAAGGCTACGCGGCCGTGGCGCTGGTGGCTGCGGTGCTGGCCAGCGGCACGGCGTGGATCGCCCAGGGCTGGCGCAAGGACGTCTTTATCGCCGAATTGCAGCGCGATCAGCAGCAGATCAGAGCAGACACGAACGCAGCGGTATTGGACGCCATCAAGATCGACATCAACGCGATCGCGGGCGCTGCAGCGAGGGCCGCAGCCGACGCCAGCGCACTTCCGGCCCAAGTGGGCGAGATCACCAAGGCACTGAAAAATGCGAAACCTCTTCTTGCTGGCTGCCGTCCTGATGACGTCCGGGTGCGCAGTCTCACCGATGCAGTACGTGCCGCGCGAGGTGCCGCCGCTGGACGGCAGTCTGGCCGAGCCATGCCCACCAATCCCGGATCCACCGCAAAACCCTGACAGTTATGACGATTGGCAGATCTGGGTGCAGGATCAGGTATTGGTGCTTTGGGGGATATGCGCATCGCGGCACCGCGAGACCATACGAGCATGGCCTACCTAGGTCTGCGCCCAGTGCAGTCTTCTGTCGAAAGCCAGCGCTGTTGGGCTACAGCGGCACAAGTGTCCCTAGTCTAGAGATCATTCTTCTGCGGATGCCGCGGTCCTAGCGATCGGTGGTCCATTCATTTCGGCCATGAACCTCGGTAGATCATCCAAGTAGCCCGCGGCAATTTCCATCTTCATGTGAGGATCCAGATGACCAATGTCGACCACTTGTAAGTGCCATTCAGGCGCCATGCGGCTGATGCTTCTGAGTAAAATGGGAGGGAGGTGAGTGAGGTAGTAGGCGCTGAACTTGTCCTCGTGCACGTATCGCAACGTTTGAAAAGTATCGCCGCAATGCTGGAGTGCTTGGCGTAGGTCATCTGGGAAGTGCTCGCCGGTTTGTTCGGCCAGCCTTTTTATACCTGCCCGCCAGTTTTGGTCCCAGTCTGCAATGATTTCGTTCTTTCTCTGCTTTGAGATTTTCGAGAACAGTATTTCAAGGTTGTGACCGCGCGAATGTCGGCCTGTTTCGTACGTCTCGATGCACTTGAACAACAGTTCTAGAGTGAACGCGGAGATCACGGCTGTGACGACACCAAAGCTCTGCTGTTTTTGAGGCGATACGTGGTCGAGTTGTTGGAGGAGGTACTGCACCACGTCCTGGTAGTGTCGTGCCGTTCGATAAATTGCATGTGCATCACGACTCCACGCCTCGGGCAGTCTTGGTCGCGCAGCCTTCTCTGCCATTGCTGCATCCATCAGTGTAAGAATCTGCATCTTACACGAGGATTTTCGGTCATCATTGCTCAACCCACTGCATCCACCAGCCCTGGTAGTAGCGCCGGCCGTCTATCTCTTCGAAGCCGCAGACCATCATGCCGCGGTCAGACGCGAACGTAAGCAGCTCGGGCTGGAGCAGGTCGGGGATCGCTCCCTTCTCGATAGCGCCAAACTTTTGTAGCCCGTCCATGGTCATGACCCGGATGTACCGCTTCATGTCGTCGCGCATGATCGAGTACATGCGGACGGTTCCTGTGATGGTCGGGCCGGGGTCTCGGTCATGGCGTTTCTCGCCGAGGTAGTGGGTTCGGGTGACGGTGCAGAGCATGATCTTCTGTTATAAATACTGTATAAACATACAGTATAAGCGGGACCGGAACTCGCGCAATTCGGCCCTACTTCCGGGCCCGAGGGGGACGGAACATAGCAGACGAGGAATGGACCCTACAGGACGATTACTTCTGGCAAGGACCATCGGGTTGGACAATCTGCCGCGTGGTTGTTGACGGTATCCGGCAGTACCCACTCTGGTTCGGCCGCGGGATAGGAGGAACGATCTACGGCATGCGCGCCTCGCTAGGGGCTGCGCAGGATGTGTACCGGCAAAAATTGGGATAGCGCTATTGGCGCTGTGGTTCTGCCACCAAACGATCGGCAGGGAAGGGCACCAGAAACTCGCGGGCGGAGGTGGCCGGCGAGGTCAGCCAGTCGCCGTAGGCGCCCTCCGGCAGGATGACAACCATGCGCTTCTCCTTGCCCGCCTGGTGGTAGTCGCGGAACAGGGGGTCATCGTCCGCGTTGATGGTCAGCATGGTGTAGCTCTCTTGGAGTTGGCCGGCTGAATCTCGCCAGCGATCCCAGAGCCCGGCGATGCCCAGCGGCGCGCCGTCAGCTCGTGTGAAGCGTGTGGCCACCGCAGAGCCGGATCTCCAATCAGGTTCAAAGATGGCATCGGCCGGGATGATGCAGTGCTGCGCCCTGCGCCATGCGTTGCCGAAGGTGAACGACTTGGGAGCCGTCTCGCTGCGCGCGTTGAACGTGGACAGCTTGCCGGCCTTGTCCAAACCGTCCGCCTTCGTCATGGCGCTGATCAGGCCCCACCTGCCGGTAATGGCTTGCCGCTCCGGTACCGCCTCATCGCCTGCGTCGTGCTCCACTGGCCGACGCACGAAGATACCCTGGTAGCGCGGCCACATGTCGTACTTGCTGATGGCAGTGGGCTTGTCGCGCACGCCAAACCTCTTGAGCAGCAGCTCAGCGTCTTTCAGCGTTTGGTAGTGGCTACACATGCTTTATCTTCTTTCAGCGTTTGGCAGGTGGCTGCCGAACTGTGCCGTCTGGCAGGATTTGTGCCTCCATAAGCTGTGCGGTTTTTGCTTCCTCGTTCACGGCCCGCCACATATTTCGAGACCTTTCTCGGAAGTCTTTCATAGCTTTGGAGTCTAGGTTTGCGGCTGCTCGTGTTTTAGATTCGTCGTACCGGCGATCGAACTCATTTGCAAAATCTTCTTGTCTATAGTTCTTTGTTAAGAAGCGATAGCATCTGCGCTTGGCGTGGTAGAGCCTTGCAAATCTGCTGAATTGAACTCGATTTATCGCCTGGTCCTTCATCGCCGAACGGTATTCTTGGATGGAGACGACCTCGCCGTCAACCAAGTATGAACTAACTCCGTTCTCAAAGTTGACTCCGATGACCGTGCGGTCTAACAGATCTTTGTAAGCGCTCAGAAAGGCGAAATGTTCAATGACCCGATAGGTTTTATCAGTCATTAGCCATTTGTCGATGAACCACCAAAGGAGCCAGTCTCTCCCAGAAACCAATAACGGCTTCACGAAATATGTGGACACTGCTGCTATAGCCAGGAGCGTAAGTCCCCAGCCACTGATCTCGACTGACATTATTTGCTCCGAACTGCTCTAGCGTTGGTAGAACTCTAGAACCGCAGGCCGCATATGCGGCCCTCCTAGAAAAACTCACTACGTGGGCTGCTCAACCGCCGAATGAACTGGATCGGGAATGAAGTGACGGTCTGATCCATCCCATTCTAGCCGCGAGGGATTGACGACTTGCCCGTCGAAGTCCGTAAAGCTCTAGTGCTTGCGTCTTTATGCTTGCTTTTGGGCCTTCTTGTCCGCAGCTTTCGCGGACGCGAGTTCAGCAACTTTAGCTAAACTGCGGCTACGCTTTTCGCGGGCAACATACCATTCATCGTCCAGGATCAGCAGCAGATTTAAAAGTTCTTCCGCTTCGCCATCTTCCACTTCCAGGATCAGGCTTACGTCAGCTTCGGGGTGCGCGCCAATGTTGCCAATCGCTTTAAGTCCCATCATGGCTGTGTAGAGATCCTCTTCGCACCGTGTCTTAATTGCCTCGAGCTCTTTCGCTAATGTACGGTCCGAAACGCCCCAACGATGGCGGATCATTCCTTGGAGTGCGCGACGTGCCAGCGTCGCAGATGCCTTTGGGCTGAATTTCCGGATCAAATGAGCTTCATTGAAATCTCGCTTTACTGATTCGGGCGCTGTTTTGGAGAGCGGTTTGGGGACTGTCGGAGCAAATGTGTATTCGCCTATTCCAATCCGCCTATCCTCGACAATAGCCGTGGTCGGTTCGCCTGCGTAATAGGTTTTAACTCCCCAGTTCGCTGCAACAGACACCAAGTTTTCGCCGCATTCGGGGTTAGGACACCGGATCAAAGTTCCCCTCACGACTACATGCTCATCGTTTGGGGACGTAGTACACCTTAGAGAAAAATGCCCTTGAGCTCGGTCTGGGCTGGTGATCGTTGATGCACGATCACAAACGGGGCAGGTCCACGCGAATGGCGTACTTTGGCTGTACAGGTCCACAATGAATTCCACAGTTGGTTGCATTTGTCGGAGAGCATACATGAAGGATCATTGATGTAACGACGTTACTCAGCGACTACCGGTCATGATGTGGGCGTCGATTGGCGTTCGGAGATTCAGCTAGTCAGCCTGACGGAATCTTGACGTGAACCGAGCAATATGGGCGTCAAAGGGTGCTAAGTAAGATTTATGTTGAGGGGTGGCTATCACTGCAACTGTCTGATTTAAAAGGAATTTGGTGTCGCGCTTATTTGCAGAATGACAGTCTCATAATCCGTTGGTGCCGAGTTCGACTCTC